CTTTCGTTTTCTCTTTTCTGCTGTCGCTGTTATGCTATTCTGAACCTGATAAAAATCATCTTCGGAAATAATCGGTTCGTGCATATTATGCCAGACTACCCATTCCTCCCTTGGGGTTTTATGTTCCGGCACATTGCGAAACAAGGTCTTTCTTCGTTTACCCCAGGTCAAGTCTCCAATATATATTGAATTGTGTAGAATATCAATCACTCGCCCTGCGTTCCAAGCATCAGAATCATCTATGGATTCTCCTCTTTCTACCGTCATCTTATAGCGGAGCGGTGTCATAATCTGGAGCAGATTCAATCGTTCTGCGATTTTACTGGTTTTCACACCCATCAGATACCACCGAAAGATCATCTGAACGGTTGGGGCTGTATCTGGATTCACAACATAGATATTGTTCTCCACATCACGTTGATAGCCGTAGACAGAGCGGAGCAGCTTCACGTCCCCTCGCTCTCGATGGAGGTCATTGTATGCTGTAACCTTTCTGGAAAAATCTTTTGCATACATCTCATTAACCAGGTTCTTGATGGGCATAGCAATGTTCTGGACATCTTCCTCCCGTGAACTATCAAATGTGTCATTGATTGCAATCAGCCGAACATTGAGCCTTGGCAAAAGCGTTTCTATGTAGTATCCCGTCTCTAAAAAGTTTCTGCCGAACCGAGACAGGTCTTTTACCACAATGCACTGAATTTTTCCTGTCCGCACATCATCCATGAGCCGGATAAAATCTGGCCGGTCAAAATCAGTACCAGTATAGCCGCTGTCCACATAGTCGCCTACCAGTTCCAGTTCCGGGTATTCACTAATATAATTATGAATCAATGCGATCTGGGTATGGATGCTGTCTCTCTTATCCTCCTTATCGACAGACAGCCGGGCATAAGCCGCTGTTGCAATTTTTTTCTCCGTACAAACCCCAACCGATTCCGGCATGGTCTGTTCCAATACCAAGCCTTTTCTACTTTTTCTCGCCATAATTTATCTCATCTCCAAATCTGCAAACCACGCTTGCGGAAGATTCACCGTCCACTCCTGATGTTTTGTTACAATCTCCACCGTTTGAAACCGATAGACCAATACCAATGCCAAGTATTTCTTCACCGTCCCGCTTGTCAGCGGTTCATGCTCTGAATAGTCTTGAAACAACTTCAGCCATGGATTCTTTTCGCTGAACGCAATTTCCAGATCCTTGATTGCACTCAGGTACTGTTGCAGTTCTGCATCGTACTCCATCTGTCTAGCAATCAGGCGCTCCCTTTTTTCATCATATTCCTGATCGCTCATTTCTTCCGTTTCATACGCTCTGGAATATGCCATCAGTTCTTTTTCCACACCTGCCATCTTTTCAAACACAGGCATGGCCTGATTTCTGAGCAGCCTCTGCTGTCTTTCTTTTTCGATGACTGCGGCACCACTCTCAATCTGCTTCTCAAAAATCTGCACTTTTTTCTTTTCCAGTGCAAGTAGCCGTGCTACTTCACGTTCAACGATTTCATATGATATATAGTGTCTTTTATACCCCGTCACCTGGGGTCCCGGATATTTAAACCGAAATATTTTCTCCCCAGAAGATACTTGCGTGTATATATTCAAAGCGTGCTCTGTTTCTTTATCCACGATACATTTTGAAAACACATCGTTGAAACACTTGTAGGGTGCTCCAGTCTTGGCTGAAGAATTTTTCCTTGTTCCCTTTTTCGCATTGACTTTATCAAACAAAGCCGGTTCGATGATAACTGGACAAGACAGTGTGTAGTTTTCACCTCGCAGACGACGCTCCCATTCACCTGTATACAGTTTCCACTTCAGCAATCGAGAGACGGTATCATCTTTCCATCCGGGCTTGATCCTGGATGTATCCCTTCCACGCATCCGAAGCCGGTAGTGGATTGGATCTTCCTCCCCTCTTTCATTGAGCCTCTTTGCTATTTTTCTGATACTTATTCCAGATGCTCTCCATTCAAATATTTCTTTTACAACCTTCGCCGGTGCCGGATCAATGACCACCTCGTCATCTGTCACCCAGATATAGCCGTACTTGTTATAGGATTTAAAATCCATATACCCGGCAATACTCGTATATGTGATTTCTCCCATGTATGCAGCTCTTACTTTCTTGATATAGGCTTCCACTTCCTCATGGCTTACATCTGCCGAACAGAAGTCATCCTCTACAACGGCAAAATGAATGCCGCAAGGATAAAAAACCGTGTACAGCACATCTGCTGCCGCATAAGCACTTTTCCCGCAGTAAAACATGGAGCTGACTACCACACAGTCAAATTTCCGCTCCATCCCATCTTTTTTCATTTCCAGAAAAGCGGTATCTTCGTCTCTATCCTGTTTCCTATCAGAGTACTTCTGTGCCAATTTCCAGCCTTTTCTTTTTAGATAGTTCTTGATTGCTTCATTCTGCTGGCCAATCGCATTCTGTTGTACTTCCCATGTTGGACAGCCGGAAACGCTACGGGTATAACTCACACATCTCATATCGCTTTCAGCCCCTCCGTTCTGGTTGTTTGCCTTTCCACGAAATCAAGCAATATTTCCATCTCGTCCATATACCGAAATTGGATTTCAATTCTGTCTTTGCTGTAGACCGTAATATGGTCAATCAACTCAACCATCTGTCTGCGGTCAAGGGCAGTGATATTTTGGTATTGTTTAAATTTCTCTATCCAAGACTGTCCATAGAAGTTTCCAATATCAAGCCGACTTTTCTTCTCCTCGATTTCTCTTTGTGCTTGTTTGGCTGTCTCAATTTTCAGATTGAACCGCCCACACAATTCCTGATATTCCGCTTTGGTAACGATCTGATCAGCCATATCCTGATATACTTTTAATTTCAGTTCTGAATAACGCTCAACCTCAGACTGCAACGCAACAATCTGATTGTTCAATGCTCGAATCTGAATATGCTCCTGCGGTACACACTCCATCTCTTTTAGGAACGCATCTGCCTCCACAAGCTTTGCAATCTGCACCTGTGTTTGCCAAAGGACTGCTTCATATAATTTTTCAGCACTGATTAAATGGGCGGAGCAACCCAGTCGATTTTTATAAGTTGTGCAATGATAGTAGTAATACTTTTTACCGTTCTTGCTGGTGCTCCTGCGAATCATATTCTGTCCGCAATCACCACAGCGCACAAGCCCGGAAAATGCATCCACGGTTTTCTCAGCCGGAGCTGTTCTAGTGTCCAGTTTAAGTAGTTCCTGCACATTTTCAAAAATTGCCGCTGGTATAATTGCTTCATGCATTCCGGCAACCCGAATCCACTGTGTTTGCTCTACCGGGCGACTCTCTTTGACCTTATAATTGATTTTTTTGTTTTTCCCCTGCACAACTGTTCCGATGTACACCTCATTTTTCAGAATTTGTATCACGGAGCTTGGAGTCCAAACCGGGTGACGGCTGACCTGATAGCCGCTGTTGAAATTCATTCCACAGGCTCGTTTGTACTCCATCGGTGTCAGCACACCCATCTCATTCAACTTCTGTGCAATCCTGCCGGAACTGCTACCTTCCAGCTTCATAGAGAAGATCATCCTCACAATACCAGCAGCATACTCATCAATAACAAGATGGTTATGATCTACCGGGTCTTTCTGATAACCATACCCGGCGAAGCTTCCAATAAATTTCCCGTTTTTTCTTTTCACATCCAGATGACTGCGGATTTTGATGGACATATCTCGGCAATAGGCATCGTTGATCAGATTCTTAAACGGGATTACGATCTGGTCTGCATCACCGATTTCATTTGCATTGTCATAATTGTCGGTAATTGCAATAAACCGTACTTCCATCATTGGGAAAATGCGCTCCAGATACTTTCCTGTCTCGATGTAATTTCGCCCGAAGCGGGACAAGTCCTTGACGATAATGCAGTCAAGCCTATGATTCTCAATTTCGTTCATCATGCGGATGAAAGCTGGGCGTTCAAAATTCGTACCGCTATACCCGTCATCAACGAACTCCTGTGTTTTTGTTATTTCTGGATGATGCTTGAGGAAATCCCTAATGAGTTCCCTCTGATTATGTATGCTGTTGCTCTCAGTATTTGTTCCGTCCTCGTCCGAAAGGCGGAGATAGATTGCTGCTGCATACGATGATTTTTTTCGTATAGGCATAAAAAACTGACCTCCTTGCGTTTATCTGACAATAAACCAAGAAAATCAGTGGTTAGCTTTCGCTGCTCATATTTGATTTGACCCACGGATATTATCTTATATTTCTGGTTCTTTGTCAATATGATTTACGAATTTCTTTCGACATCAGGAAAACAGACAGTCTTTCA